GTCGGTCACCGTCGACGACTACACCGAGACCTACTCCGACGCCTTCGCCGGCATGCAGATGCCCGATTCCACCCGCAAGCTGCTGCGCCGCCGCTACGGCGTGACCGCCACCACGGTGGTGCCGCGATGACCGTCGCAGGACACCTGGCCCGCGGGCGCGCCCGCCACCAGCTGCTGATGCTCGACACCTGCGTCATCACCCGGCCCGGCACCAAGACCTACAACCCGGCCACCCAGGACTACGACATCCCCACCGTCACGGTTTACACCGGGCCGTGCCGGATCGTCGTGTGGCGCGGCAACGAGGAACAGGCCGGCGAGGCGGAAGTCAACGTCTTCCGCTACCGCCTCGACCTGCCGTTCGCCAACACCACCCCGGTCATCCAACGCCGGGACACCGCCACCATCACCGCATCGGTGAACCCGTGGATGGTCGGCAAGGTCATGACGATCACCGAGCCGGAGATCGACACCACTGCCACCGCGCTGCAGGTCATCGGAGAGGTCGCCACCTGATGGACATCTCCGAGCAGACCCAGCAGCTGGCCGCCGACCTGGCCGCCGCGCCCGGCCGGCTGCAGAACCAGGTCCGCCCCGTCGTGTCCAAGGGCGCCCTGAACATCAAGAACGACTGGCGCGGCAGATCCTCCGGACTCGCCCACGCCCCGGCCTACCCCGCCTCCATCGGCTACGACCCCTACGAAGAAGCCGGCTTCATCGGTGCCGAGATCGGCCCGGACAAGAACAAGAGACAGGGCCCGCTGGGCAACATCTTGGAGTTCGGCACCAGCAAGAACGCGCCGCGCCTGGACGGCCAGCAGGCCCTGGCAGCCGAGGAGCCCCGGTTCATCGCCGCCCTGGAGGCGGTCGTCGAGACGGCGACACTGCCGTGACCTCCATCCCGGCCGACTCCGAGCCGCACATCCGCGCCGTGGTCGACGCCCTGTCCACCGCGCTACAGCTGCTGCCCACGCCGATCCACGCCTACCTGGGCACCCGGCCGGACGACGACACCACCTGCGTGGTCGTCCACGGCACCCCGGGCCAGGTGTCCGGATCGCTCGGCGACCGGTATGCCGACATCCAGCTGGATTTCCAGGCCACCGCCGTCGGCACCGGCCCGGAACAGGCGCAGGCCTACGCCGACGCCACGCGCCGGGCGCTACTGGCCGTCCCGCCGCCGGCCGTCACCGGCCGGGCGGTGTGGCCGCTGTGGCAGACCGCCGCGCAGCCCGTCGCCCGCGACGACACCGTCAACCCGGCGTTGTGGATCGCCACCGCGCAGTACGTGATCAAGTCCAACCCCGCATAGGAGAGCCCGACATGGCCCTGCTCGCTGTCCAGACGATGACCACCGCCGGGCTCGCCCCGACCACCAGCTCCGCGGCCGGCGGCGGCGACACCGTCGCCCCGGCCGGCCCGGGCGACGACCGTACGTTCCTGTACGTGAACAACGGGGGCGGCAGCCCGATCAACGTGACCATCGCCGATCCCGGCACCACCCCGGCCGGCAACGCCGGCACCCCGACGGCCGTCGCGGTGGCGAACGGCGCGTTCAAGTTCATCCCGATCCCGACCGGCGCCATCTCGGCCTCCACCGGTCTGGCCTCCATCACCTACAGCGCGGTCACCTCGGTCACCGTCGCGGCCGTGCGGCGGTAGGGCCGTGCCGGTCTACTTCACCCGCGCCCGCCACTCCGAACTCGGCGACGTCGTCATGCCCGCCGAGGCGCTCGAGCACTGCCCGGGCTGGGAGTCCTACGGCGAGCCCTCGACTGACCCGGAGGCTCTGCGCTCCGAGCTCGCCCTGGAGCAGGCGGTCCAGGCCGCCGAACTCGCCTCCGCGGCGCAAACCACCGCGCCTTCGGCCAAGCCGAAGCAGGCGCCGGCCACCGAATCCTCTGCGCCGGTCGGCGCCGAACCCAAGGAGCAGTGACATGTCAGACCTCTTCGTCGACGGCAACGTCAAGGTGAGCTTCGTCCCGACGATCGCGAACATCCACGCGCCGACGACCACCGAGTTGTCCGCCGGCACGTCGCTGGAGACCTACATCACCCCCACCGGGCTGCAGCGCAAAGCCACCACGGCCAGCGTCGACACCTCCAGCGTCGCCTCCACCTTCACCACCACGGTCCCGGGCCGCCGATCGTTCACGATCACGGTGGAATTCAAGCGGCAGACGCCCACCGACGTCGCCTACGCGCTGCTGCCGTTCCGTACCTCCGGCTACCTGGTGATCCGCACCACCCTGGCGTCCTCGACCGCGTTCGCCACCGGACAGACCGTGGAGGTCTACCCGATCACCACCGGCGAGCCGGAGCTGGCGCCGCCGGCGGCCAACGAGGTCGCCAAGTTCATCAGCACGATGATGGTCACTGGTGACCCGGACACCCGCGCGGTCATCGCGTGAGCGCAGCCAAGCAGGCGGCCGCCGCGCCGGCGGCCGCCCCGGACATCGAGTCGGTGCTGGCCGCGGCCAGGCCGCGCGAGACAACCCTGCGCCTGTGCATGGCCGGAGACCTGGGCGCCGAAGCCGACCGGCTGGTCGTGGAACTGGACCGGCTCGGCAACTGGAAGCCTTCCTCGCTGGCCGACGTCGACCCGCGCGCGGCGCTGGCCGCCGAGCTGGACGCGATCATCGAGCAGATGCGCGCCGCCGAAGTGGAGTTCCGGTTCCGGGCGCTGCCTCGCCAGGAGTTCTCCGACCTGATCGCCGCCCACCCGCCGAAGGAGGAGGGCAAGGCCTTCGATCCGGACAGCATGCAGGTGGAGCTGGTCGCCCGGGCCTGCATCAGCCCGGCGATGACGATGGAGCAGTCCGCGGCACTGTTCGACGTCGTCAACGAGACGGGCCGCGACGAGCTGTTCAACGCCGCGTTCGCCGCACAGCGCGCCGGCACCCGCATCCCTACCTCGCGCGCCGCCTCCGTGAATCCCGAGAGCTCCGGCTCGAGGTAGAGGCGGCGCGGGCCTGGTCGACACCGCGGTCGGTGTTCCTGGGCCGCGTCCCGGCCGCCGGCGAGGCGGTGTGGACCGAGGAGGACCGGCAGTGGGCGATCGCTTTGCTCACCGTTGAAGCCGACACCTGCTCCGGGTGCGGCCAGCCGCGGTCGGAGACCACCGTCGCGACTGCGGAGTTCGGCTACGTGGCCGAGGCGATTCGCTGTCACGGCTGCAAGGCAGTGGCCAAGGCCTCCGACGCTTTCGCAGTCCCCGGCGCCGATGCGCGCGGGTTGCTCATCGGCGTGACCCGCCGCGAAGGGAGGTGACGCTGTGAGCAATCGGACCGTCAAGGTCGACCTGGTCGCTGGGACCGTCGGCTACGACACCCCCATCAGGGAGTCGTCGAAGACCACTACAGAGCTGGCGCTGGCGCAGAAGCAGGCCGCGGCGGCGGCGAAGGCCGCCTCGGCTGAGATGGTCAGCGGCGCGCAGGCGACCGCGATCGCGGAGAAGCAGGCTGCCCTGGCCGCCAAGCAGGCGGCCGTTGAGCAGGCCAGTGGCGAGCAGGCCGTCGCCGCGGCTCAGGCTGAGGCCGCGGTGGCGGCCAAGGAGCTGGCGGCGCAGGAGACCGCCTCGGCCAAGGCCGTGAAGGCCGCGCAGAAGGAGTCAACGACTGCGGCTCGGGAGGCCGCCGCGGCCGAGAAGGCACTTCAGAAGGAGCAGGCCGCCACCGCCAAGGGTGAGGCCGACGCTGCCAAGGCGGCCGAGGTCGCGGCGAAGCAGCGCTCGGACGCTTACGCCAACACCGGCAAGAAGATCACCGAGGTGGGCCTGGGCTTGGTGGCGGCGTTCGGCATCGCCGAGAAGGCCACCAGCGACTTCGACAAGTCGATGTCCGGGGTGGCCGCGGTGGCGAACGCGACCGCGCCGGAGATGGACAAGCTGCGTGGCGCCGCCCTGCAGGCCGGCAAGGACACGGCTTTCTCGGCGAAGGAGGCCGCGGACGCGGAGGCCGAGCTCGTCAAGGCCGGCGTCTCGGTCAAGGACGTGCTGTCCGGTGGCCTGACCGGCGCGCTGGGCCTGGCTGCGGCCGGACAGCTGTCCCTGGCCGACGCCGCGACGATCAGCGCGAACGCGATGAACACGTTCAACCTGGCCGGCAAGGACGTCCCGCACATCGCCGACGTCCTGGCCGCCGGGGCGAACAAGTCCGCCGCCGACGTCAAGGACCTGTCGTACGCGATGCAGCAGGGCGGCCTCGTCGCCGCCCAGACGGGGCTGTCCTTCGAGGACACCACCGCGGTCCTGTCCGCTTTCGCCGACCGTGGCCTGAAGGGCGCCGACGCCGGCACGTCGCTGAAGACCATGCTCGAGCGGCTGAACAACCCGACGGTGGCCGCCCGCGACACCATGAACGCCTTGGGCATCGCGGCCTACGACATCCACGGGAAGTTCGTCGGGATCCAGTCGGTGGCCGGCCAGCTGCACGACAAGCTCGGCGGCCTCACCGACGCGCAGCGGAACCAGACTCTGGCCACCATCTTCGGCTCCGACGCGATCCGCTCGGCGACCGTGCTCTACAGCCTGGGCTCGTCCGGCGTGAAGGGCTACACCGACGCCGTCAACGACTCCGGTGCGGCGGGCCGGATGGCCGCCGAGCAGATGAACAACCTGTCCGGCGACCTGCATCAGCTCAAGGGCTCGCTGGACACGGCACTGATCCAGTCCGGCAGCGGCGCGAACGGCGTGCTGCGCGACATGACCCAGGCCGTGACCGGCGCCGTCAACGAATTCGCCTCATTGCCCAAGCCGGTCCAGGAGGCGGCCACCGGATTCGCCGGCGGTGCCGGGTCGGCGCTGCTGCTCGTCGGCGGACTGACCTCCGTGGCCGGCAAGGTCGGCTCGACCCGCAAGACGCTCGAGGAGCTCGCCACAACGGCCGAGGGCGTGAAGGGCGCGCTGGCCAGGGCAGGCTCGTTCATGACCGGCCCGTGGGGCATCGCCATCGCCGGCGCCGCGGCCGTGGCGGGGATCTTCATCTCCAAGATGCACGACAGCAAGATCGAGGTCACCGACTTCACATCGGCGATCAAGGACGACGGGGACGCCCTCGGCGACCACACCGTGGCGATGGTCAGCAGCGAACTGGCCAGCAAGAAACTGTACGACGCCTTCAAGAACCTGGGCGTCAGCCAGGACACCGTCACCCAGGCGGCGATGGGCAGCTCCGATGCGATGGCGCAGCTGACCAAGGCGACCGGCGCGGCGCTGAACTCCACCAAGGACATCCACAAGATGGCCGACCTCGGTGGCGACCTCGCCCAGATTCAGGCGATCAGCGCCGGGCTGCACGATCAGCTCCATGCCCAGCAGCAGGCCACCGCCGCCACCGCGGATGCCACGACGACCACGGCGCAGGCCGCCGCGACCACCGCGCAGGCTGAGCAGCAGTCGAAGAACGCTGCGATGGCCTCGATGCAGCAGGCGGCCGCTATGCGGGCCGTGGGCGATGCCACCGTGGCGAAGAAGGATGCCGACTACGCCGAAGTGGCGGCGGTCAAGTCCAAGACGTCGACCACGGCCGACGACACCACCGTCACCAACGCCGCGACCACGGCGAAGCACGCGCAGGCCTCCGCCGACAAGAGCGCGACCCTGGCTGCCCGCGACGCCGGCAAGGCCGTCAACGACCAGTCCAAGGCCACCGCCGATATGGCCACCGCGCAGGCGGACGCGGCCAAGAAGGCCGCCTCGAACGCCGACGCGAACGTCCAGGCCACCGCGAAGGCCAAGGAGCAGGCCGCCGCCGCCAAGGCGAACGCCGACGCCAACGGCACGGCCGCCGACAAGCACAAGGCCAACGCCGCCGCTGCCAAGGCCAACGCCGACGCGCACGCCGCAGCCGCCGCGGCGAACAAGCTGCAGACGCAGGCCGCGCACGACTCGGCGAAGGCCGTGCGTGACAGCACGACCGCCGACAACGCGGCGACCCGCGCCTCAGACGCCGCCGCGACCGCGGCGGACAAGGCCTCCCGCGCCGACGACGCCAAGGCCAAGGCAGCCGAGGCCAAGCAGAAGGCCACCGACAAGGCGGCCAAGGCCGCCGACGAGGAAGCCGCCGCTCAGCTGGCCGCCGCCCAGGCCGCCCAGGAGGCCGCCGACGAGCACAAGTGGGGGACCGACGCGCTCAAGGGCTGGGCCGACGCGGCCGCGCACGCCTCCGACGGCGCCTACAAGCTCGACGACGCCGTCACCGCCGAAGTCGGCGCGATGAAGGCGGCCAAGGACACAGCCAATGGGCTGCGCGACGCCCTGGACGCCCTCAACGGGGTGCATATCCAGGCCGGCAAGGCCGCCATCGACGTCCAGAACAAGATCCACGACTTGAACAAGACCCTGACAGAGAACGGCAGCACCCTCGACATCACCACCGAAAAGGGTCGCACCAACATGACCGCGGTCCTGGACCTGGCCTCGGCGATCAACGCGCACGCCCAGTCGGTGACCGAGGAGACCGGCTCGGTCAAGGCCGGCAACGACGCCCTGGCCGCCAGCCGCGACGAGTTCGACAAGGTGCTGCAGAAGGCCGGCGTCGCCAAGCAGCAGATCGACGACTTCAACAAGACGCTGCTGAACACCCCGGCGCTGAGCATCGACGTCGACACCACCAAAGCGCTGGACAAGCTGCGCAAGCTCAAGGACCAGTGGGGTCAGGCGCTGTTCATCACCCCTCAGGGCGTCAAGGAAGGATTCGCCACCGGCGGCCTGGTCGCCGGTATCGGCACCGACACCTCCGACTCCAACGACGTGCGCGTCTCCCGCGGCGAGTACATCTTCAACGCCGCCGCGACCCGCCGTATCGGCGTGGCCAACCTGGATGCCTGGAACTTCGGTGGCGCCCCGGCCGCCCTCGTTCGGCCCCAGATGATCGCCTCGGTCGGCGGCACCACGCCGCAGTCCTCCGGCCCGGCCGGTGCGGCGCTGCACATCGAGAACTTCCACGCCGGCGGCGAATCCCCCCAGCAGATCGCCGACCACCTGGTCTGGCTCGGCCATGCCCGTGGCGGCCAGGCATGAGCGGCGAACTGCTCACCGCCGACGGACAGCTGCAGATCGGCACCCTGCTGATGGGCACCGGCACCATCTACCGGGTGTCGGCGCTGACCGGCTGGGACGACCTGCCGCCGCTGGACCTCGCCGACGTGCCCCGCCCCTCGGCGGCCGGCGCCTACCCGGGCACCATCTACGCCGCCGAGCGCGCCATCACCGCGGACATCACCATCGTCACCGATCCCGCCTTCTACCCGGCCGCCGTCGCCCTTCTTCGCGCCGCAACCGTCCCGGCCGCGGCCGAGGCGGCGCTGGCGATGCAGTGGGGCGCCCAGAAGCTGCAGGCCGGGGTGCGCTGCGTCGGCCGGGTCATCCCTCCGGACGGCTACGCCCTGGGAGTGGCCCGGGCCTCGCTGCGCTGGATCGCCTCCGACCCGCGCCGCTACACCGTCGCCCAGTCCACCGCCCAGACGGCCCCGCCGGCCACCGGCGCCGGCATCACCTACCCGGTCACCTACCCGGTCACCTGGCCCACCGGCGGTGCCGGCGCGACGGGCACCGTCAGCATCGTCAACGCCGGCGACACCGACACCCCGCCGGTCATCACCATCGGCTCCGGCCCGCTCACCACCCCGGCGGTCTACCGGCAGGACACCGGCGACGTCCTGGAGCTCAACACGACTCTCGCCGCCTCCGACACCGTGGTCATCGACGTCCTGGCCGACACCGTC